CTATGCGGGTTCCCAGCCTTCACCGTCGGGCCCATCGTCCTCCCCGCTCCCGCAATCCCCGCAATCCTCCCAATCCTCCCCGTCCCTGTCGTCTCCATCATCCGCGCCGTCGCCGCTCCCTCCGCAGTCCCCTCCGTGGCTGCGGACGGCATCGGCCCCGTGGCGAGGGTACAGGGCGTCGATGCGGGCACGCAGTTCCGTCGGCAGTTCGGGCGGCGTGACCTGACCGAACTCACCGGGGGCGGCATCGCCATCGGTGGCCGAGGCGCCCCCGAACATGCCGAGATGACGGCCCAGCATTTCCAAGGCCTTGAGCTTGGAATGCAGTTTCACCTGCACGCCGCCGCGCACGGGCGCTTCGGGCTTGTCTTCGCCGGTGTCGTGTGGTGCGCCGGGCACCGGACGCGTGGCGCGCGTGGCGCGTGCGCCGCGTGCCGTGGACGTCTCGCGCACCTCGGCCACGGCGGCGGCCTGCGCGCGGGTCAGTTCCGTGGAGTCTCGCAGCCGCACGCCCTCGTCGGACCAGTGGCACAGATCGGTCATCACCGCGAATCCCACGGCGGCCAGTTCGCGCACCACTCGGTCCTGGGTCACCCCGGTGCGCAGGGACCGGCGGCCCATGGCCTGTTCCACCGCCTGCTGCACTGCGGGTGAGGACAGCAGCCGCGAGGCCGTGCGCGCGGCGCGTACCGGCGCATACCCCGCCCGTTCGGCGGCCCGCACGGGCGACATGTCCACCAGGAATTCCTCCACGAAGCGGCGCTGACGTACCCCCAGCCGGGGAGGCCGCTCGTCGGATTTCCGCTGCGTATCCGTAGAAAGCCGTGGCGCACCGGCGTTTTCGGCGCTCCCGGCGGACTGGGCGGACGGGGCAGACTTGGCGGACTGGGCAGACTTGCCGGATTGGGCGGACCGGGCGGATTCGGTGGGCCGGGCGGGCCGGGGGCCGGAGCCCGCGCTGCCGGTTTCCGTGTTGCTCATCGGGCCTCCTTTCCCGTGGCGGAAGGCACGCGGGACTCGGCGCGCAGATGGCGCAGGTCGGTGCGCATCTCTTCCAGCGCGCGCTGCACGGCGGCCAGCCGTTCGTCCATGCGGGCAACGCAAACGGCGGTTTCGCGGGCGGACCGCACATCGCCGTCAAGCGCGGCGGCGCGGGCTTCCATGGCGTCCAGCCGGGCCTGCACCGTGGCAACCAGCATCACTGCACCCGCAAAGGCCGTGGCCGCAGCCGCCAGCGCCTGCACGCCCACCCTGCGGTCCAGGCGCCACCCTTCGGCCCGCTGTTCGTCGTCACGCGCCACGGGGGCGTTCCCGGATACGTTCGGGCCTGTCATCGCGTGCCACCCTGCTCGGGGCGGGTGCGCAACTCGTCCTTGCGGAACGACCCCAGCGACGAACCCAGGTAGTAGTTGACCACCGCGCCGAAGGCCGTGCCCAGCGAGCCGAGCAGCAGCAGGGCCGGTTCGCTTACCGAGGGTTGCTCCAGCACCGCCCGCAGCATGCCGAAGAATCCGGCCACCACCACCAGGGCCACCAGCCCGGTCACCCATGCCCCGCCATGACCGGCACGGGCCAAGGCCACCTCGCGCGCGCGGGCGTCGCGGGTGTTGTCCAGTTCGGCCCGCAGTTGCTCGGCCTGCCAGTCCAGCAGTCGTGCCCGCTCGCGCACTTCCAGTTCGCGCAGGGTGGTCAGCGCCTGTGGATCGCCCAGGGCCGCCGCCACGCTGGCCGGGTCCGGGGCGACGCCCAGCGCCGATCCCAGCAGCGCCCCCGCCGCGCCAGCCACCGCACCCACGGGGCCGCCCAGCGCCGCCCCCAGCAGCGGGGCCACACGGGCCACAGTGGTGCCGATGCCTTTCCAGTCCATGTCATGCTCCTTCCGCGCCGGGGCCGCCGGGCGGCATGCCCGGCCCGCCATGCGCGAGAGAACGTGCATACACCCGCCTTGCGGGGTGGTACGGACCGCAACGGGGTGGCGACGGGGGCAGATGGCCGTACCGAGGGGGCGCGGCCATGACTTCCGTATCGGGCCTGTCGGGCCTGTCGAACGTGTCGGGCCGGACTCACCGGACAGGCCCCATTGGCCCCATTGGCCCCATTGGCCCCATTGGCCCCATTGGCCCCATTGGCCCGGCTGGCCCGGTTGGCGGATGAGGGCACGGCGCATTGGGGCGGCTGGCGTACGGCAACGTGGTGATCAGGCTGGGGGCGGAAGCGTGGTGGCGTGCGGACAGGGGACGCGGGAGTCAGGGAGTGGCGGACGCGCAAACAAAGACGCCCCCGCTGGGCGGGGGCGTCGGAAGTGCAGTGCAGTGAGGCCGGTGAATTGCGTGAACTGGATGGCTTGATGAGCCGGGCGAGCTAGGCGGCGATAAAGCTGTCGGAGGCGTCCTGAATGCTCACCGGACCCTTTTCGTTGCGGGGCAGGCGCGGAGCCCTGTCGGACTTGCCCGTGTCCGTTCCGTCGGGCTTGCCGGATTTGGCCTTGCCGACTTGGACCTTGTCCGCCTGTTCGGGCTTGGCCGAGCGGGCAACCTGCTTGGCCCTGGCCTTCTTGGCGGCCTTCTTGTCCGCCATGATCTTGCCCTTGCCGTCACTGGCCACATGGTCTTCGGTCAGGCCAAAGGGAGTCCAGTCGGCCAGGGCGATGTCCAGCGATTCGAACGAGCGGCCCGAAGCGTAGATGACCGGCACGCTGCCTTCCGGGGTGGAGGCGAACAGCACCGTGCCGTTGGCGCCGGGTTCGGGCATGGCGGCGGTGTGGGTGCCGGGGATGTTGGCCGGGCGCGAGGCGTCCAGCGCCACGGTGGATGCATGGGCGCCATCAGAGGCCCTGGCCGCTGCCAGCAGTTCGGAGGCGGCCTCCGTCTGGTCGTTGCCGTTGGCGGCAGACTGGTTGCGCCCGCCGCGCAGCACGTACAGGAAGTCGCTGCCGGTTTCGCCCACCATGGCCACCATGGTGTTGCCGCCGCGCGTGGCCAGCAGGCTGACCGGCACGGTGCCGCCGTGGATGCCGATGTAGGCCGGGCGCGAACCGCCGGGCATGTCAATCCAGCCGTCGTCGCTCGCCTGGGCCTGCGGCTCCGATGAGTGCAGGGCCACGCGACGGGCGTCGCCAGCTCCGTTCACCGCGGCCCGGCCATGGCCGGACAGGGTGTTGGGCATGTCGCCGCGCTCCGCCTCGGTGACGGTGGGCACGGCAAAAACAAGCAGTGCCAGCAAGAAAGCCAGCAGTCGGGATGCGGTTACATTGCTGAAATATATGGAGAGGCAAGGTACACGCCGAACGTTGTCGCCGCGCATGGTGGTGTTTACCGTGAGTCCTTCGGATGGTGTTGCATGGCGTATCGCCACGTGTGCAGGCTTTATTGATTCGGACGGCCCCTGTCAAGGGTGCGGAATGGTGCGCAGAAATGTTTTTTTAACGCTTGTATTTCAATGTGTTGCAAAGTGTGCGCAGATGCGTGGCGACCACGTGCGGCCCACTGCTGCGCGACCGCTGGCCATGGCTTGCGCGATGGTTGCAAAAAGCAAGTGTTTCCAGCGTGTTGATTGGTTCCGGGAACTCTAGAGAATAGGGCCGCCGAGGGTGCCCCGGGCTGAGGGCAGGGCGGGGCCGGATTCCGGTGGCGGATATTTTCCGATCGGCCGTCCGACCGGGTCCGGCAGACAGGTCAGCGCGGGGTGGATTCGTCCTGCTTGCGAGGCTTGCCGTCTTTTTTCCGCTTCTCGTCCTTGTCGCCCTTGGCCTTGCTTTTGGGCACGGTGGCGTTGACCGCTGGCGGCGGGGCCTGCCGCACCTGAGGTTCCGGCTCCGGGGGCGGAACGGGCAGGGGCGGTCCGGCCTCGCCCAGGGTGGACAGGAAAAAGCGCACCAGACGGGCGTTCAGGACACGGTGAATGGCCTGGCGGGTCTCTTCGTCCACCCCGCCGCACAGTTCCGGCAGATCGCGTTGCAGGGCGGGGGGGCAGGCGGCCATGAGCGCGTAATGATCCGCACCGGCCAGCACGGTGAATTCGGGCGGACGGGGCAGGGCGGCGCGCAGGGCGTCGGCGTGCAGGGGGGCGCGGTTCACCTCGTCGTCGTCGGCCTTCAGGATGGCCACGGGCACGGTGACCCTGGCCAGCGACGCACGGGGAAAGAGCATGCCGTAGCCGGGCGCCACCAGCGCCACGGCGCGCACCCGGGCGTCCGCCATGGTGGCTTGGGGGGGTAGGGCCGGGGAGCTCTGTCCGGCCTGTGGGGCATGCGCCGCCGGTGATGCGGTGGGCGCGCCGGGAACGGGCTCATTGTCGCCGGGGCCGGGTTGCAGCGGTCGCAGGGCCTCCGGCAGGCGGGACAGCCGTTCGGCGGCCCACTTGGTGCAATAGGGGTCGCCGGGGGTGGTGCGCTCGCAGTAGTTCGCATAGCGGGTGCCGTCGGGACGGGCCCCTGCCAGCAGCAGGGCGGTGGACCCGCCGGTGCCGAAGCCGATGACCCCGATGCGGGCGGGATCGATCATGGGGGCGGTTTCCGGTGCGCGCAGCAGTTTGCTGATGGTGGTGCTGACGTGCCGGGGCCGGGCCGTGAGCTGTTCCGGCAGGAACAGCGAAGACGTGTCGTTGCTGTTGTCGCCCGGATGGGTGGGCGCGGCCACCACGAAGCCCGCGCGGGCCAGGGCTTCCGCCGTATCGTGGTGCGCCAGGCGCGAACCGGCGGTGCAGTGCGAGATGACCAGCAGCGGGAAGCGGCCGGGCACTTCCTTGCCGCCGCGCGCCACGTCCAGCGTCCAGTCGCCGAGGTGGATTTCGGAAGGGGCGCGGACGGAGGGGTACCATACGGCCACGTCGAGCCGTTCGCCGGTTTCGGGAATCCAGATGCCCATGGTGCGAAAGCCGGGCTGATACGAGGCGGGCTCGTCCGCCCGGGCTTCCTGCAGCGTGGGCAGAAAGGGGGCAAGAGCGCCTGCCGGAAGGTTTGCGGGTCCGCTTTGCGGCATGCCCACGGGCAACAGCAGGGCGGCTGCCAGAGACGCGGCCAGCAGGGGGCGCGTCAGGCGACGGGCGGTGCCGGGTGAGTTGAGGGGGGCGTGGATCGGGGTACGGGGCGCGTGGCCGCGCGGCATGGGAAACCTCCGGTATGTCCACGTGCGAGATACCGCATGCGCCCCCACCCGGCAAGGGCCGATGCGGCCCGCGTGGCCCGTGGCGATCCGCCATGATCGGCCATGATCGGCCATGACCCGTCATGACCGGACGCGCGCCGTCAGCGCACCCTGCCCCAGTAGGAGAGATGCGGCGCGCAGTGCAACAGCGGCTCGATGGGCACCTCCACCGCGGAGGAAGGGGCCGCCGGTGTACTGCGGGCGTCCACGAGAAAATTGCCCGGCACGCTGGAGGAACCACCGGCGGAGACGGTCTGCCAGCAGCACGAGCCGGGCAGCAGCATGAGGCCCCGGGGCGTGAGCCAGAAGGTGACCTGGGTTTCGGCGTTGCCCTGGCTTGTCTCGGATCCCCCCTTATCGACCGGACGCGGCGCGCCCGACACGGCGGAAGGCACAGCGGACGGGTTGCCGCCGTTCCGGCGCCGCAGATGGGTGGTCAGCACGGCATCGGCGCAGTCGTCATCTCCGAACAGGTCGTCCAGTTCGATGCGCCGACCGGCGGCCAGATCGTAGCTCACGGCCAGCAGATCGAGGCTGACGGCGGCTCCGTCCCGTCCCCACAGACCGGTCTGCACCTCGAAGACCACCGACACGGCATTGGCCGAAGGGCGGGAAATGCGGTGGGTGGCGGTCAGCCAGTCCCGGCGGGCCGGGGTGTAGACGTCCGCGTCCGCACGAGGGGCCCCCTGTGCCGCGCCATCGGGCACGACGCCATGGGGCGGGTTGCTTGCGCCTGTGGGGCCGGGCGTGTCGGCTCCGGCGGTTCCGTCGTCTTGCCGGGGATTGGGGGCTGCGGCGGACTGCTGGGGCAGTCCGTGGCCGGCCACGCGGCGAAAGGCATCGGTAAGTTTCCAGACGATGCGCACAATGTCGGCGTCCGCGGCGGGGTGTTGCAGCACGGGATAGTTTATGGACACGTCGTAGTGCTCGCCCACCTGCTCGTAGCGTTTCCCGCCGCCCGTGGCGAAGGCGGGAAGCGCAGGCAGGGCGAGGACGGTGAAAAAAAGCGCAGCCAGAACCGAGTGGCGGATGGGCATTCCAGCCTCTGAAGCGTGCGGATGTCTACAATAGATACAGCTAACAGCGTCGGGGTGCGCGGCCAAGGTGGGAAAGCCCCCCACATGGGTACGGCACCCCGCATGATGCGTGTCTGCCGCAGGTTGGCGCGCCTTGCGACGACATTCGTATCTGTCCCGTACCGTACATGCTCCAGCCCCGGCGTGCCCCGGTCTGCCGGGCTGCCCGACGCTGTGCGGGCCGAAGCTGTGCGGGCCGGAATGGTGCGGGACCGGGCCCACGCGTGGCCGGAATCGCCCGGGCATGCCCATGTATCGGTAGGGTTGCGGTTCTTCTTAACCCGCAGGAAGCACTCCGCCCCTGTGTCCCGTCTTGCCATGTCGCGTGCCCTGCCGCGTGACGTGTCTGCCCGGTGGCGCGCCGTCTTGCCAGTCCCTGTCCCCGGGCCACTCCCGTCCCTTCCGTGCCCGCGCCTGACTCCGCGTGCCCGCGCTTGCCCGCGTTCGCCCCAGATTCCCTCCATTGCTTCCCCCCGCTCCCGATTTTTCCGGTTTTGCGGGCTGCGCAACTTTTTCGCGTCATGCCCGCGCATGCCCCGTACACCCCCGCGCCCCCCTTCCAACCCCCTTCCGGCCGCAGCCGCCGGAAACGCGGGGTGTACCACCTGCTCACGCGGCGCGGCCGTGGTGGCCGGGTGGTCCGGCCCCGCGAGACGTCCGCGCACCGAAGCAAGGAGGCAATGCCATGGGTGGTGGCGGCAAATCGTACAAGGCCCCGGAACCCCCGGCCCCCCCCGCGCCCCCGGCCGCCGACGAGGTGGCCGAGCAGGAGGCCAAGGCCGTGGAGGACGCGCGTGAAGACGCCCGCCGCGCCGCGCTGCGTGCGCGAGGCAGGCAGGGCACCATCCTGACCGGGGCGCTGGGCGTGCCCGGCACCCCCGACACCCAGCGCAAGACGCTGTTGGGACTGTGAGGAGCCGGGCATGACCAGCCAACGACTGCGCGACGCCCGAGAGGCGGTGGACTTTCTGGAGCGGCAGCGTTCGCCGTGGGAGGAGGCGTGGCGCGACATCGCCGCCTACGTCCTGCCCCGGCGCGGGCGCATGCACGGGCGCGACCCTCTGGGCGCCTCCGCGCCCGGTGCGGGGGCCGGCTCGTCCGGCGTGTCCGGTTCCCACCGTTCCACTGACATGCGCGGCGGGCGCGTCATCGACGCCACGGCCACCCGCGCCGTGCGCATTCTGGCGGCGGGCATGCAGGGCGGGCTTACCTCGCCCGCCCGCCCGTGGTTCCGCCTGCGCCTGGCCGACGGGGCCGACGCGGAGTCCGGCCCGGCCCGCCGCTGGCTGGATGCGGTGGAACAGCGGTTGTACTGGGCGCTGGCCCGCAGCAACTTCTATCAGGCCTCGCACGCGCTCTACACCGAACTGGCCGCCTTCGGTTCCGCCGACCTGTACCAGGAAGTGGACCCCGAACGGCTGACCCGCTTCGCCGCGCTGACCTGCGGCGAATTCTCCTGGGCCTGCGACGCGGCGGGCCGCGTGGACACCGTGGCGCGGCGCATGCTGATGACCGCCCGCCAACTGGCGGAACGCTACGGCGAGGCGCACCTGTCCACCGGCACGCGGCGCATGCTGCGCAAGGAACCCAACCGCCACGTGGAGGTGGTGCACCTGGTGCGGCCCCGCGCCGTACGCACCCCCGGCCACGGCGGCAGCCTGCACATGCCCTTCGAGTCGCTGGTGTTCGAGGCGGATGGCGCCGCCGGAGACCTGCTGCACGAAGGCGGCTTCGAGGAATTCCCGCATCTGGCCGCGCGCTGGGACGTTACCGGCAGCGACGTGTATGGCCGATCGCCCGGCATGGACGTGCTGCCCGACGTCAAGATGCTGCAGGAAATGGCCCGCAGCCAGCTGCTGGCCATCCACAAGGTGGTCAACCCGCCCATGCGCGTGCCCACCGGCTTCAAGCAGCGGCTCAACCTCATTCCCGGCGCGCAGAACTACGTGGCGCCGGGCCAGCCCGAGGCCGTGGCCCCGCTCTACCAGATCAACCCGGACATCGCGGCGGTGACGCGCAAGATCGACGACGTGCGCAAGGCCGTGCGCGAGGGGTTCTTCAATGATCTCTTCCTGATGTTCACGGCGGACGGACGCTCCAACGTCACGGCGGCAGAGGTGGCCGAACGCGGGCAGGAAAAGCTGCTCATGCTCGGCCCGGTCATTGAGCGGCACCAGACGGAACTGCTCGATCCGCTGCTGACCCGCACCTACGGCATCCTGCGCCGGGCCGGGGCGCTGCCGCCCAACCCGCCGGAACTGGAAGGGCTGGAGATGCGCGTGGAATACGTCTCTGCCCTGGCCCAGGCCCAGCGGCTGGGTGCGGCGCAGTCCATCCGCCAGTTCGCGGCGGAGGTCACGGCCCTGTCGGCCACCGCGCCCGGCGTGCTGGACAAGATCGACTTCGAGCAGGCCGTGGACGAACTGGCCTCCATCGGCGGGGTGCCCGCCAGGGTGGTGCGCTCCGACGCCGAGGTGTTGCAACTGCGCGCCGAGCGCGAGGCCGGGCTGGCCGCGCAGGGTGCTGCCGTGGCGCGCGGGGCGGCGGGTGCCGCCAGCGCGCTGGCCAGGGTGCTGGGCGTGGAGGGCGGGGAGGACAGGGGCGGGACGCCTGACGCCGCCGCATCGCCTGCGCCTTCTGCGGCATCCCGGCCCCCCGTGTCGCCTGCTCCGGCGGGTCCGGCTGGTCCGGCAGGTCCGGTCAGGGAGGCGCGCGCATGAGCCGCCACTCCCGGCCCGTTCCTTCCCGCGCGGCGGACGACGGGTGTCATTCAGGTTCCTCGCCACGGGCCGGTTCCGCGCCATGGGTCAATTCCGCTCCACAGGCCGGTTCCAATCCGCAGGCCGACCCCACGCCGCAATCTGACGCCATTCTGGCAGACCTGCTGGCCCGCACCGCCATGGCGGACGCCGCAGGCCCTCACGGCCCCAATGGTTCCGATGGCCCCGATGGCACGGACGGCCTGCTGACCGATCTGCTGGGGCCGGAGGTGGAAGAGGCCAGCCATGCCCGGCGCGAGGAAACCACCCGGCTTGCCGTCTACCTCGACGATCTGGCGGCGGTGCTGCGCACGCAGGGCGGGGCCGGGGTGCGCGTGCTGCGCCACTGGCTGGACGCCGCCTGCGCCAACGACCGCCTGTCTCGGCCAGAGCCCGCCATCCACGGGGCCGCAGCCCTCTACGACTACGCCCGCGACCGCACGGCGGAAATCGCCATGGCCGACCCGGCCAGCCTGCTGCGCATCCAGTTGGAGGGGGCGCGGCGCTGGGCCGGGGAACAGCTGAACCCCGGCGGGCGGCGGGACTGATCCCCCCGCGCCGTAAGGCCACGCCTTCAACGGGAACATCATGAAAACGCACGCTTTCAACCCTGCAACGGAGGACACCATGGAACAGACACTGGTCCCGGCACCATCACCCGCCACGGCGAGCGGCCCGCAGATCGCGTCCGGCCCTTCCGGCCCGGCAACCTCGGCGACTCCCGCCCCTGTCCCGGCGGCCTCCGTCGGGGCAGCCAGTCCTGCCGACCCCGGCACCGCCCCCGGCCTGCCCGATGCGCTCACGGCCCTCAACGTTCCGGGCGCCTCCGCCGTGCACAACGCCGCCGACTACGCCTTCGACCTGCCGGACCACCTCAGCGTGGATACGGCGGCGGCGGACCGCTTTCGCGCGCTGTGCGCCGCCCAGGGGCTGAGTCCGGAACAGGCCCGCGCCGCCGTGGACTTCTACGTGGCCGAACACGAAGCGGCGGGCGTCCTTGCCGCCGACGGCTGCGAGGCGGGCCTGCGCACCCTGTGGAAGGGCCGCTACGACGAACGCATCGATACCGCCCGCCGCGCCGTGCGCAGCCTGGACGCCCGCATGGAGGGGCGGCTGGCCCCGCTGGTGCGCGCCGGGCTCGGCAACCACCCCGCCTTCGCCGAACTGATGGCCCTGGTGGGCGAACGCATGGGCGAGGACTCGCTGGGCGCGGGCACCGGCCCGGCGGGCGCGCGCGGCGAGGCCATGAGCACCGAGGATTTCCTGCGGACCGTCGTGTTCGCCAAACGTTAACCGCCAGGAGGCATCCGGCATGGGCAAGACGCTGAAGGAACTGAGCAACGAACAGGCATCCACGCAGCCGCAGCAGGTGGACGGGCTGACCGAGGAGGCCCCCATCCTGGGTATCGTTCCCTTCGAAGAGGCCAGCCACGGCCTGTGGAACATGTACGAGGACGTGGAAGAGGTGCAGGGCGCGGGCTGGGTGGAGATGAACGCGCCCCTGCCCTCGGTGGAGGTGACCAGCAACCTGCGCAAGGTGGACCTGTCCATCCTGGGCGGCGAGATCGAGGTGCCGGAAGACACCGCCCGCATGTTCGGCGGCAAGGAAAAGTACTTCTCCAAGAAGATGCCCAAGGTGCTGCGTCGTTCGGGCATGTCGGCTGAACAGCGCATCATCTACGACAACTTCCGCGCCTTCGCCCTGGACCACGGCAAGGTCACCGACGCCGGGGCCACGGCGGGCGGCTGCTACTCCATGCTGGCCGTGCGCTTCGTCGAAGGCGAAACCTGCGGCCTGTACAGCCCGGAATGTTTCAAGCAGGGCACCGTGCTGGACGTGCAGTCCATCAACGGCGGCGAGCTCTACAAGGCCACCAGCGGCCAGTACCAGGGCGTGCTGGTCTTCGGCCTGCGGCTGAAGTCGTACCTGGGCATCCAGATCGCCAACCCCCACAGCGTGGCGGCCATCGTCAACGTCAGCCGCGACCACGTGCCCACCGAGGCCATGATCGACGACATGCTGGCCCAGGTGCGCGCCACCTCCGGCTCCACCTACCTGTTCATGCACGAGCGCGCCCGCAACCTGCTGTACCGCTACAAGGCCGGTGCCCTTCAGATCGTGCCGGGCGGCAAGGACATGGACCGCCAGATCACCCACTGGAACGGCATCGAGATCGTCACTTCCTACAACTTCAAGGATGGCACCGAGCAGGTGCTTGCCCTGTAGCGGCCCCGCGCCGCGCCCCTTCCGCAACACCATGACGGCAACCGCCCGGCGGTGCCGATGAACAAGGAGAAACGCATGTACGGACACATGCTGCGTGTGCATGGCGAACATCTGGCCAAGGGGCAGAATCTGCCCAAGAACGCCCAGGCCGTGGGCAACGGCGGCCCGCAGCGCGCGGGCTCGATGATGGGCGCGGCCGAGGTGGCCGCCGTGGCCGCCACGCCGGTCACCCTGGGCGACGGCAAGAGTCTTACCTTGATGCTGGAAGACAGCGACGACGGCACCGCCTTCGCCGCGCTGCCGGTGTCGTTCCGGCGCACCGCCCCCGGCGGGCGCACCTGGGCCGGGGGCGAGGTGCTGGGCCGCCTGCCCCTGCCTTCCGACTGCCGCCGCCACGTGCGCGTGGTGATCGGCACCGACGACGCCGGGGCCTCCGGCACCGTGGACGTCGTCTTCGACTACCTGCCGCGCTAGCGCGGCCACGGACCGCAACCCCCGCCCGCCCCATCCGTAACGGGGCGGGCGGGGACCACGGCACGGAGGTGCCCCACATGACCAACGACATGATCATCGACATGGCCAAGGATGGCGCGCCGGGTCAGGCCCCGGCGGTACACGAGGAACCGGCAGGGTGCGACCCCGTCGCGGCGGCCCCCGCTTCGCCCCCGGCGTCCGCTTCGTCCCCGTCGGCCCCATTGCCCGATGTGGCGGAAACGTCCGAGCCGCCCACCCGCGAGGACGTGCGCCGCTTCCGCCTGGCGACCCTGCGTGCCCGGCTGGCCCTGCTGGGGGTGGCCTTCGACCCGTCCACCGACGAGGCCACCCTGCGGCGCATGCTGCGCGCCGCGGAAGGGCAGGGGGGCGGGGCTGCCCGGCCCGGCCCGAAGGATGTGCAGGGCGCGACGGGCACGGCTGGCGCTACCGTGCCGACCGGCACGTCCGGCATGATCGATACGGCCAGCATGACCGGCCCTACCGGCCCTGCCGGCACGACCGACCCGGCGGGCCATGCCGCCGACCCCGCAACGACGGCGGAACCCGAGCTGCCGCCCAGCGCCGCCATGCGCCGGGCCACGGCCCGTCACCTGCGCGAACGGCAGCGCGTGGCGGCGGAGGATACCGGAGTCGCCGGAGTCACCGGAGGCACCAAGGGCACCGGAGGCAGCAGAACCGCCGGTGGCCGCCCGCGCGGCAGGGGGCGGTCATGAGCGCGGGATTTGGCCCGAACGTCATCACCGGTTCCGTCCAGACCAGCGAGGTGTCCATCTGCAACAAGGCCCTGCGCTACCTGGGCGCGCCGGAAATCGTGGCCCTGGACCAGCCCTCGCGCGAGGCGGACCTGTGCTCCCGCTACTACGCGGAAGCCCGCGACGAACTGCTGGAGCACCATCACTGGAACTTCGCCACCCGCTACACCTCGCTGGCCCCGCTGGCGGCGGTGCCGCCCTTCGGCTTTGCCTGCGCCTACCGTCTGCCCGGCGACTGCCTGCGGGTGCGCCGCCTGCGCGGCGAGCCGCCCTTCGAGGTGGTGGAGGCGCGCACCCTGTACACCGACGCGGCCCCGGCGGAGGCGGTGCTGACCGTGCGCGTCACCGACCCCGTCCGCTTTCCGGCGCTGTTCGTAGAGGCGCTGGCCCGTCGTCTGGCCGCAGCGCTGGCCGTGCCGCTCATGAACAGTTCGCGCACCGAACAGGCCATGCTCCAGCGTTTCGGGGATGCGCTGGAGGCAGCCCGCGTGGCCGACGCCGCCGAGGGCGCGTCCGACCCCGTGGAAATCAACCCCTGGCTCATGGCGAGGTAACCCATGGCGCGCACCACCCTGATCCAGAACAGCTTCAACGCGGGCGAACTGTCGCCCCTCATGGCCGCGCGGGGCGACCAGGCCCGCTACGCCAGCGGCTGCCGCGTGCTGCGCAACATGCTGCTGCATCCGCACGGTCCGGCCTTCCGGCGGCCCGGCCTGCGCTTCATGGGAGCCTGCGTCGATGAAACCGTGCCGCCTCGGCTGGTGCCCTTCGTGTTCAACGAAGGACAGGCCTACGTGCTGGAATTCGCCCCCGAGCGCCTGCGGGTGTGGTGGCGCGGCGGGCTGGTGCTGGGGGAAGGCGGCGCGCCGCTGGTGGTGCCTACCCCCTACGCGGCGGAGCAACTGCCCACGCTGCGCTGGTGCCAGTCCGCCGACGTGCTCTACCTGGTCACGCCGCATGCCGCCCCGCGCAAGCTGGAGCGCCACGGCCATGCCGACTGGCGGCTGGTGGCGGTGAACTTCGGCCCGCGCGTGGCCACGCCCACGGGGCTGCGCTCCACGGGGGCGCCGTCGGGCACGCGCCAGCACCGCTACGTGATCACCGCCGTGTCCGTGGACACCGGCGAGGAAAGCCTGCCCACGGCGGAACTGGCCGTGACGGCTGGCACGCCTGCGGAAGGGAGCGCCGTGAACCTGGCCTGGACCGCCGTGGAGGGGGCCAGCGAATACCGGGTGTACAAGGCGGGCGGCGGAGCGTCGGTGTATGGCCTGCTGGGCACCGCCGCCACGGGCGAAACCTATGCCGATACGGGTCGCACGCCGGACTTTGCCGAGGGTCCGCCCGAGCACCGCAACCCCTTCGAAGGGGCGGACGACCATCCGTCGTCGGTGCAGTTCTGGCAGCAGCGACTGTGCTTCGCCGGGTCGCGCAGCCACCCGCAGACCATCTGGGCCAGCCGTACCGGCTGCTACGAGAACATGGACGTCTCGCGCCCGCTCCAGACCGACGACGCGGTCACCGTCACCATCGCCTCGGAAACGGTCAGCGCCGTGCGCTGGATGATGCCCGCCCGCAAGCTGCTGGTGGGCACCGGCGGCGGCGAATGGACCCTTTCCGGCCAGGGCAGCGAGCCGTTCTCGCCCCTGTCGTGCCTGCTGGAATTCCAGTCGGCGCGCGGCTCGGCGGAACTGCCGCCCCTGGCCGTGGGCGACGGGGTGCTGGCCGTGCAGCGCGGCGGACGGGCAGTGCGCGACTTTCGCTACAGCCTGGACGTGGACGGCTATTCCGGCGCGGACCAGACCATTCTGGCCGAACACATGCTGCGGGGCCGCAACATCGTGGACTGGGCCTACCAGCAGTCGCCCCATTCGGTGGTGTGGTGCGCCATGGACGACGGCACCATGGCCGGGCTTACCCTCATTGCCGAGCATCAGGTGGCGGGCTGGCACCGCCACGACACCGGCGGCGCGGTGGAGGCGCTGTGCGTGGTGCCCGGCCCGCCGTCCGACCCCGCCGGAGGCGACGAACTGTGGCTGGTGGTGCGCCGCGACGTGGACGGCGTGCAGCGGCGCTACATCGAGCGGCTGGACCCGGCCTTCGAGTCGGACACCCCGGCCCCGGCGTTCTTCGTGGATTCCGGCCTGTCGTATCAGGGGCCGCCCGTGGCCGCGCTGGGCGGGCTGGAACATCTGGAAGGGTGCGAGGTGTCCATCCTGGCCGACGGCTGGGTGCATCCGCCGCGCACCGTGGCGGGCGGGCGCATCGAACTGGATCGCCCGGCGTCGGTGATCCATGCCGGGCTGGGCTATGCCAGCGATCTTGCGCCGGTGACGCAGGAATTCGTGGCGGGCGACGGCCCCACTCAGGGCCGGGTACGCCGGGTGGGCCGGGCGCGGGTGCGGCTGTACCGCTCGTCGGGGTTCAAGGCCGGGCCGGACGCGGCCCATCTGCGCGAGGTGCTGTTCCGCACCGCGCAGGATCCGCCGGGGCAGGCCCTTCCGCTTTTCGATGGTGACCGCGAGGTGACGCTGGACGCGCGTCTGGGCACGCAGGGCGGCCTGCACGTGCGGCAGGACGACCCGCTGCCGCTGACGGTGCTGGCGGTGATCAGCGAGGTGGAGGTGGGCGAGTCATGAGCGCGCGTCCTGTCCACGTCACTCGTCCGGCGCACGTCACTGGTTCGGCGCAGGCCATTCATTCGGCGCAGGCCACCCGTCCTGCTCACTCCGCTGCGGATTCTCCGGTCGGCTCGGTTCCCCCGCTTTCGGCATCGCAGACCGGCATGGCCCCCGAGCGTAAAATACGTACGGGGTTTGCCCGACGCGGCGCGGATGGTCGCACCCTGCTGCACGTGGTCCCGGCGCGCCGCCAGCACCTGCACGAGGTGTTGCCCCACTTGCGCCCGCGCGACCGGGCGGAACTGGACGCCCTTGGCCCGCGCGGCGCCGTGGCCGAGGCGGCGCGGGCCTTCGCCCTGTCGCCCCTGCGCTGGGCGGTGCTGCGCGGCGGGCGGTGCGTGGCCCTGTTCGGCGCGCGGCCCTTTCCCGGCATGCCGGACACGGCGGCACCGTGGCTGTTCGGCACGCCGGGGCTGGATGCGGAAGGCCGGGCGCTGGCCCGGCTGGGGCCGTTGTTCGCCGCGCGCATGCGCGCCGCGTGGCCCCGGCTGGTGAACATGCTCCACGCCCCGGCCCTGGCGGAGCGCCCGGCCACGGCACGCTGGCTGGCACGGTGCGGGTTTGCCGTGGCCGCGCACCCCATGCCGTTGGGGCATGGCGGCGCGCCGTTCCATCCCTTTGCCGCTGGCGATGTGCCTGCGGCCAGCTTGGCGCCGGAACAACCCACCAACACAGGAGGATGACATGTGCGGATTGCCCCAGGCCCTGGTGGCATCGGCCATTCTGCAGGGCGGCTATACCCTGATGGATTCCAACCGGGCCTCCGGCGCCGCCAAGGCGCAGCAGGAATACCAGGCCGCCACCCAGCGCAATGCGGCCTTGCAGGCCAACTACCAGATCGAGGAGACGCAGCACGATGCCGAGCGCACCGAGCGGGCCCTGAAGCGCCAGGCGCGCTCGCAGCAGGCGGGGGTGCGTTCGCTGCTGGCGGCGTCGGGCATGGACGCCGGGTCGGGCAGCGCGCTGGACGTGCTGCAGGACCAGTCGCTGGCCGCCGAGACCGACGTGCTGGACGTGCGGCGGCAGTCGGAGCGGCGGCAGCGTGCCCTGGAATATCAGGCCGCGGGCGCGGACAGCAAAGCATCGCTGCTGATGGACATGGCCAACGACCCGTGGACGCGGGTGCGCCAGGGGTGGCGCAGCGGCATGATCATCGGCAACACCGTGCAGGGAGCGGGCAACCTTCTGATGTAGGGCCATCCTGACAGGGGCTCTGCTTCGGGAACTGTATCCGGATTCAGAAGCAGCCCCGCCAGTGCCGACAAGAATGCAAAGGAGCGGACAATGACCATCGTATCGACGAACACCGTCGAACTGTACACCGGCAACGGCACGCAGACGGAGTGGCCGGTGACCTTCCCGTTCCTGCGGCCCGAGGACGTGCGGGCCGTGGTGAGCGGGACGGGCGGCGACAGGGTGCTGGCCTACGGCACCGACTACGTGGCCGCCGCGCTGCCGGGCGGCGGGGGCAGCGTGACCACCGCGCCGGGCGCGCCCGGCATGGTGCACGCGGGCGAACATCTGACGCTGTGGCTGGACCAGCCCTTCACGCAGGAGATGGATTTGCGCAATACCGGCGTGCTGGACGCGGAAATGCTGGAGCGCGGCTTTGACCGGCTGACCCTGATGGCCCAGCAGCTGCGCGAAGAGGTGGGCCGCTGCGTCAAGGTGCCGATGACCGACCAGTCCACGCGGCCCGACGCCCTGCTGGAGGGCATCACCGCCAACGTGGGCCGCGCGGAACTGGCGGCACTGGACGCGCAAGATCGGGCGGCGTCCGCCACGGCCAGCGCGGTACGGGCGGAATCCTCCGCCTCCGACCTTGATGCTGCCCTGACCGGCGTGCAGCAACTGCACGAAGAGGTGTTCCAGGCCGTGGCGGATGCGCGGCAGGATGTGCTGGCCTCCGCGGCGTTCGTGCCCATCGGGGCCATTCTGGACTTTCCGGTGAACACCGTCCCGGTGGGTTTTCTGGTTTGCGCCGGGCAGGTGGTGACGCGGACGGCGTATCCGGACCTGGTCACCTACCTGACCGGGGGCGCCGTGGCGGTCAACGCCACCCTGCCCGACCTTCGCGGCGAGTTCCGGCGCGGGGCGGATCTGGGAAGGGGGGTGGATGCCGGGCGCGTGGTGGGCAGTGCGCAGGGCGACGCCATCCGGAACATCACGGGTTCGCTTCCCAACTATTTTACGGACAACGCCACAAGGGATGGCGGTGTACTGAAGCAGGCCGCACAGTCGGGCCTGAGTCAGCCGTTCGGTGCAGGTACGGCGCTGGCATGGTCCACGCTGTCCATTGATGCGTCTCGGCAGGTTCCCACCGCATCCGAAAACCGCCCCCGCAACATCGCGGTAGTGTCGTGCATCAAGGCGTACCATGCCCCCATGAGCGCCGCCCCGGTGGACCTTGCGAATGCCTTGGGACGCCTCGACGCGCTGGCTGCTGTGTGCAGTCCGAACGTTGGCAAGTTCTGCACCATGAAATGTGTTGGGGGCGGGCAGGCCATACCCGCCGCGGTCACCGTCATAGCCGCACAGGGTGGGCAGGCAGTGGCGGCTGGTGACAACTGGGCAGGCCCTGCCGACGGTACGCTGTCCATCACCATTCCGGAGGACGGCGCATACGAGGTCCGTGGTACCGTGACGGCACAGCAGGTTGGCGGTGCCACCCATTTTGCCGGTTCCATCACCGTGAACGGAGTTGTAGTGAGCCACTCTTGCTCCTACGCCTACACGGTGTCATGGGCGTCCGCCCATCCTGCTGCCAGCTTGAGCTTGCGGACAGGGGACGTGGTCCGCATGCAGACAAGCTCTGGCACATCCCTCAACAGTGGCGGAACCGGGACTGTTTCCTTAACGGCAAGGAGGGTGCGCTAACATGAGGAATATGCGCATGCACGAGGCGTTGTGCCGCCTGTACCCCGATGCCCCTGAAGGCGCGTGGGAGCTGGCGTGCGGCCCGCAAACGGATTGGGACGTGATGATTGCGGTGTGGAGGCTGGAGGAGGCACCGCCAACGCAGGAGGCGCTGGACGCGCTGTATGTGGCTCTGGCCGAAGAGGATGCGGCCCCTCGCCCGGCCGAACCGGAACCGCTGGACCTGAACACCATCACCTATGCCCAGGCCCATGCCATCATCCGCGCCGAAAGCGTGGAGGATTTGCGGCTGGCAATGCTGGACGTGCTGGGCCTGTAG